GAGGACGGCACCGGCGGCTATTGGGATAACGTTTACGGCGATAACGTAACCCTCACAGAAAATACAACGGTTATGATTGCGAACGCCGTAACGGGTATACGCGTAAATTGTCTTACAGCAGAAAGCAGCATTAACGTTGCATTTTGCGGATAATGGGGGCTAACTATGAGTAGATACGACGGGCTTATAATTCCCCGCTCATATAGCGAGTATATTAACAAAACCGACGCGGCGACCTTACAGCAGGCGCTGCAATTATCCGGCGTATTATCCGGCACAGTAGCCGCCGGAGATAATAAGGCGGTAAAGAGTAGCGCGGTAAACGAGGTTGTTAAAAACGTTCCTAAACAAATAGGCGAATTTCACTACCAAGCCAGCAATACTATACGTTATTTTAAAATAAGCGGCTATCAAAACGTAATAAATAACAACACCGCAACAATGGCGATATTATCAATATTTGTTAGATATACGCACGCAATTAAACTTTTTACAATAGGTTATCCGACGGCACCAAATAATTGCGTAAGGGCTATAGTAGAGTGTTCAAACTTGCCAAACAATATGAATTTAGAAATTAAATACGATATTAGTACCGGGCTATTTAATATATATGTAAAATTAACACCCGCGAATTATGCGTTAGGTATTGTGTTCGAATTAGGGAGTAGAACGCAATCGGGGAACAATATAACAGTAGCAGAGGCAACCGAAACAGAATATAATAGCGCGGCTTACTCGGTAGACTTAACACAAGCTCAAGCAACAAGAGAATTTGTGGAGGAAGAAAGGTAGAAACATGGAAACAAAAACAAACCACGCATTAATATTTACAATCCTCGTAACACTCGCCGGCTGGGGCGTAACGTTCGGTGTTTGCAAAAACAAAATTGACACCAACGCCCGCGACATTCTGCGGGTAGAAAGCCAGCACGAAAAAGACATGAAGAAAATTAACGAGCGGCAGGACGGGAGCGAGGCGTTGTTACAGTCTATCAACGCGCAGCTTATAGAACTTAATACAAAAATGACTTTATTGTTAAAAGGCGACCTTAGAACGGGGGTAAATAATTAATGCAGATTATACACGACTTTTTAACAATCAACGAATACAGCAGACCCGGACGGAAATTAAAGGAAGTGCTCGGCGTCGTTTTACATTGGACGGCTAACCCGTCCGCAAATGCAAAAGAAAACCGCGATTTTTTCGAGAATAAGAAAACCGGCAACGGCGGCTATGCGAGCGCGCATTACATCATAGACCAAAACGGAATTATTGTGGCTGCCGTACCCGAGTACGAGGTAGCATACCACACCGGCAGCAGCCAGCGCGACCCGGTAAGTAATAAGTTTTACACCGACGACGCGCGCCGACGGTTTGGAAAATACGCGAGCGAAAACAATAGCCCGAATAATTGTACAATCGGCGTGGAACTCTGCCCGATTGACGCAGCAGGCAACTTCTCGGACGCGACAATCCGCGCCGCCGTGGAACTCTGCGCCGACATTCTCACACGCTATAACTTGCCGGTAACGGCACTCACTACACACCATAACGTCGTAGGCTGGAAAGATTGTCCGAAACTATGGACAGAAAAACCGGCGCTATTCGACGCTTTTTGCTACTCGGTAGCAGAGAAAAAACAACGGGGGTAAATATGGCAGACGAGCCACAGACAGAAAACAAGGGCGTAAAGGCAAAGGGCGCGAGCCTATGGGGACAGATTGCGGCCGCTATATGGATTGGCGGCTGGAATACCGCGCAATTTATTAAAGACATAGCAGGCGGCGTACATATTGACGGGCGCGACATTATCGTAAGCGGGCTCGCGATTGCGGCGTGTTTTACTCCCGTTTACTTTAATCTCATTATGGATAAAGTACGCGAGATCAAGTTAGGGGGCAATTAATGCACTACGTTATTATTGTCTTAATTGCGATAGCGGCTATTTTATTCGGCGTCGGCTCGGCGTGGGTAGCGGCTAAAGAACACAAGGAACGCAAGGAAACCGAAAAAAAATTAAACGAGGCTTACGAACATGAAACAAAAGCGGCAAAAATTATTGACGAGGCGAACGCGACAAAACAGGACGCTATTAGCGGCGATATTGATAACGACCTCAACTATATGGCTGGCAAGCTGCACGACTACGCCAAAAAGTAAACCGGCAGCGCAGCATATCACACCGCCCGACCCATACGACGCGGACGGCGTGCTCGTAATTAAGGCGCTACACGAGGGCGAAATATTCACAACGCCCGAGGACGGCGTATACTTGCCGTTTTGGTATTGGCGTAAAGTGTTTAACTATATCGTCGATACACAAGCGGCGCAGGATATAGCAGAATAAAAAAATGACTATATACCCGGAGGAATTAGACCTATGAGTAAAAAACTTTATGGACTTATTAGCGGACTTCTCGGAGCCGCTGCGACAGCCGCTAGCGTTTGTATTGCTTATTTTCAGCCAGCTAATTACGGCGCTATTATTGCAGCCGTAGGAATTGGCGCTAAAGCTGCCGACGAAATTTTGTTACTTTTTGTAAAAGAAAAATAACAATTTAAAAACAAGACCTCACCGCGCCAGCGCTCCACCCCTCACCCGAGCGCTGGCGTTTCTATTTAACAATTCCTAAAAAAATGACTATATACACATAAGCGAGGCGCGACGCGTTATAAGGGCGCTAATTCATTCTTAAACCATAGCCGCGGCGGCGGCGTAACAATTCACGCGTAAGGGGACAAAATGAAAAGAGAAGAATTACAGACACTCGGCTTAACCGACGAGCAAATCGACTCGGTTATGAAATTGAACGGCGACGACATCAACCGCGAGAAAAACAAGTTTGCAGACTACGACGCAATCAAGCAGCAGCTTGAAAAAGCAAACGCCACAATCGACGGCATGAAAGACTACGACGACGTTAAGGCAAGCGTAGCGAAGTATCAGCAGGAGGCCGAAACCGCGAAAAAAGACGCCGAGGCGAAAGTAAAGCGCCTCGAATTGCAGGCGAAAATCAAGGACTTTACAAGCGGCAAAAAGTTTGTAAACGACCTTACCCGCGACGCTATCAACGCGCAGCTCGAGGCAGCGCTCGACGACGACGCGAACAAGGGTAAATCGCTCGACGACTTACTCAAAGCAATTACCGACGGCAAGGCCGATATTTTCCGCGAGGATAACCAGCCGACACCGCCAACCGTACCCGGCATGAACGGGGACAAGGGAGCCGAGGACGGCGTAGTAGCCGCTTTTAAGGCATTAAACCCAACACTTAATATCTAAAGGAGAATTACTACTATGGCAGTAGCATTACAGGACAGATACAGCAAGTTAGTAGAGGCTAAACTTGCCGCAGAAATCGTACAGAAAGACGGCGTTATTTGGAATAACGACTATGAGGGCGACCCAAAAGCGGGCGCCGTAAAAATCCCGGTAAGAGGCAACGCTACCGTTGTTTCTTATGACAAGCAGAACGGCGCTACAAAGTCGTACACAAACGGCTCATATGATACAATCAGTATCGACAAAGACAAGGCCGTTAATGAAGTAATCGACGGTTACGACATTAGCGCCGTGCCGGACAATATCGTAGCAAACCGCCTCGACGCTGCCGGCGAGGGACTCGCTTTGCAGATTAACACAGACGGTACAGTAGAATTGCTCGACAAGGCAACAGTAGCCGGACAGTCAAGCGCTACAAGCAAGACAAATATTTACGAGCGTTTCGTAGATATTGGCAAGGAAATGACAAAGAACTACGTACCATTGAGCGGACGCTGGGCACTCGTAAACCCGGACGGCATGGCACTTTTGCGCAAGTCGGCAGAGTTTACAGCAGCAAGCCAGCTCGGCGACACAGTAAAGCAGACCGGCGCCGTTGGTATGATTGCCGGATTTATGGTATTTGAGGACGCAACACTCCCAGCACATGCAAACTTTATTTGTGGCCATAAAAATTGGTGTTGCCGTGTAAACGAGTGGGCTGTAAACGTTCACTTGCAGGATTTGAGCGGCTCGGGTACATATATCGGCGCTAGCGCAATACAGGGACGCCGCGTATATGCTCACAAGGTTACAAACTCGAAAGCCGTTGTTATGGACTCGGGCGTATTGCTCCCAACCGTAGCAATCGCTAGCCACACCGTAACAGTAACACTCACAAGCACAAACGCAACCGGCGCAAAGTACCGCATTAAACACGGCACTACATGGGGCGATTGGACTACTTACGACGGCTCAAACAAGCCTACATCGCAGGCTAACGACGTTGTAGAAGTTTACGGATTTGACGCCGACGGCGTACGCTCGGGAATTGTTTCTACAACTGACGCGTAAGGACAAGGGGCGGCAATATGGCACTTTTTGACAATGTAACATATACACATTATCACGACGACCTCGGCCGTTCGGTAGTACCCGACGCCGCCACCTTTAACGCCGGAAAGCTGGAAGTAGTTTTATACGTAAAGTCGCTCGTAGAGGACGGCCTAATCGTAGAACGCCAGCCCGGCGGAATTGACGACGCGTGCTGCATGATGATTGAAACCGATTATCAAGCAGCACAGACCGCAGCAGGAGCCGGCAACGCTGGCGGCGTGAAATCCTCGGAAAGTATAGGCTCGTACTCGTACACACGCAGCACGAAAGCCGCAGACATAGCCGTAGAGAAGAACGCCAAGAGCGCAGACGAAAGCCGCTACAAGTGGCTATCTCTGTATTGCTACGTAACAAACGGGAGGCGCTAAAAATGGGAATACCCGCAGCACTTCTAATACACTCTTGCACATACACCCCGACCGCGGGATATGACCGCGACGGCGAGCCGACACCGGGAACGCCTACAACGCTAACCCATGTACGGCTCGAGCCGGTAAACGCAATCGGCAACAGTACCGAGGGCGTAACGGTAAACGACCGCTTGACGCTTTATTACGACCCGCTTTATTCAGAGCCGGCCATAACACCAGCGCCGGGCGCCGTGGTAACGTGGAACAATGAGGACTACACCGTCCGCAGCGTTACACCTTGCTACACTTGCGACGGGGACGCGGTACACCACT